GATGGTTAAGACCCTTCAGAAATAATGTTGGAATCCAGAAGATATTTCATTACCAGATTTCCTTTTCCTTGTAAGGCTCTTTTACCGCAGATCCATCAAGCGCATGCTCCATAAATTCTGCATCTTCGGGATTATCGAACAATTCCTTGGAACCTTCGCGCCATTTCGCAAGCGCCTTCTTATAAGAGGCTGAGCCGAGGTTTAATTTACTTGCAAGTTCAAGCAACGCAACCAAAGAATCAGAAGCTGATTCGCGAGCATTATTTTTTGTAGAATAGATTGCTTGGGGTTCAGCAACCATATTCGTCCGAGTCGCAGAAACCTCAAAAGGAATCCGCTGTTCCCGAACCGCAGTTCTCGCAAAAATATTGAAGGCCGTGGTCATATTCATACCAAGGTCATCACAAAGCTTTTCAAACTTATCCTTCAAGTCCGATTCCATTCGGACGCTAAAAGCAACCTGAGCCATACAACCTCCTTTCTAAAAATCCAAGCCTTACTCATTTCAAAATACAAACTCATTAGGTGCATTTTGCAACCCAGTAGATACCAATTCACATTTTTAATGTGAATAAAAAAGAAATGCGACCCCATCAGAGCCGAACCATATTCAAGCATTAGAATAGGAGAAATAATATCATTGTGGTAATTTCCATCGGCATCATACCATTCAGTTCTTAAACCACTTAAATCATCATTTCTACCTATCAAACATAGCTTTTGACCTTGCCACTCTTTCTCAAACTTAACCATTTCAGAAAATTTATGTGAATCACCCATAGCGGATAATTCAGCTACTAATATCCCCTTATCGGCTAATTTCTCAAGAAAGAGTTTTGTCTTTTCCTTAAGGTCTTTCTCATAATCTTTTATTTGCTTAATAGCATCTTTGATTGAACCTCTATCTGTAAGAGATATACTTATTTTTCTAGTCATAACTATTTTGTTTCTTTATTATTTCTCTGTAACAAGTAAAAATCATAATCTTGAAATTCATCAAGAATACCCATTACTGTATAATCAGAACTGCTAACATCTGGTATCTTCAATTCTTCATCAATCCATTCTACGTTAGAAGTTCTCCATATTTTAGAACCATATTCTAAAGGCAAATAGCCTTTCTCACACGTTATTTCAGAGTAGATTGAGGATTTGTCAACTCCATACTCTCTTGCGTGCATTTCGTTCAAATTTGACGATATAGAAGCTTTAAATTCTATTGGCTCATTGTAGACTAATTGCTCTGTACCACTTTCTCTATAGTACACATTTCCATCTTCATCTACATAATCAATGATTTTATTTCCGTTATCGTCAAGTTCATATACTGTTTCTGCACCCTTGTATAGTGCGTAAAACATTTTTTGTTTATTCTTTTTAAGTGTCCTCATTTAGATCACCTACATTCCAACTCTTGCAAGTATGAAAGCAACAACTCCTGTAGCTAAACAAGATATAATAGTCATTACAATACTATCCCACCTCTTAGCTGGCTTTTCTTTAAGTTCATTAACTGAATTTTTCAACTCATTTATTCCACTAAGAACATTAGTGTATCTCTCACTATTTAACGCAAGTGCTGTATTCAACTCTCCGAATTTACTATAAAACTCTCGATGTTGCTCACTATTTCGGTTGGCATCTGTTTTAAGTGCTTCGATAGTAGATTCATATAAGCAAGTTTTACATTCCATTTCTGACATAACCATCCTCCACAAATTATTTGCATGACAACCCACCACCTTATAAAGTCATGCCCCTGCAATAATTGTTAGAAGTAATCTAACATATTAATGCGCACATTCTTCTATAACTTTGAAAGTGGATATATGCCACTAAATAATTTATCTCTATCTATCCATGTTCTACCAACTTGACTTTCGCTGTGACCACTTTGAAACTCTGCACCTAATTGGTTATAGTCATAAAGCGCAATATTACGAATATTTGAATAGTAATTTTCAATGTCAGTTTTTATCATATCATCGGTATAATAACTAGGGTATTTTCTAGCAATTTTAACTTCACGATATGCTTGATTAACTTTAGAGGTAAGTATATCTATGTTAAAATCTTCATCTGTCATTGAAAGTTCAGTAGATAAATCTTCAATTATTAAATCTAAAAGTGATTTTTCTTCCATATATCCTTACCTCTTTCAGTTTAAAGTTCTAATTTTTCCAAGATAATAGGCTTAAGCTTATTACCACTTGTATTCTCTGCATCTTCAATACCAAGTTCTTTTCCAAGTGCTTGTAAATTGGCAGTACTCATAGTAGCAATATCTGAACGTGTATATTTTGGAATTTCTACTTTTATCTCTTGAACTTTTGGCTGCTCAAACTTTTTTTTAACATTAGAAAGAGGGGTAGCTTTCGCCACCTCTCTTCTAAGTTTATTTCTGTGCATCATCATGCCCATACTTATTACCTCTTTATCTTACTCGATTGTAAGCTTGATTAACTTTGTCTTATCATAGAGATATGGTGCAAATAACTTAGATGCGATTACATAGTTTGTTTGGTCAATCTTATCTCTATCGAACTCAACAAGTGTTCCTCTCTTAGATACAATTCTTAATGCACCTTGCTTAATAATGTATGCTTCGTTAGTTGTTGAGCTTACCTCATACCAACCATTAGCCTTTGGTGTAGCATCTTCTGCAACATTCTTTACAGCAATGTAAGAGTCACCCTTCTTCTCAAAGTATGTATGTTGTGGATTTACTGTTTCATCTGTTGTAACAGCATATGTCTTTTGTGCAAGTCTGTTAGATACAACAACCTGACATCCATAGAACTGTCCTACAGCACCACGAATAATAATGTTTGCTCCTGTCTCTGTGTTTGGAATCCAACCATCAGACTTAAGAAGTCTTGTATAGAATGATGGTGTACAAACAAGTACTTTAAATCCATCAATATCCTCTCCAAAGAGTGCAAGTGCTTCTGCTACTGCATGAGTTACATTTCCACTAGCTGAAACTGTAGATGTAAGAGCTGCCTTCTCTGACATTTCCTTAAGTAACTTAGATTCAACCTTATCGTTGATAGCAATAACAGCCTGCTTTGCTGATTCAGATGCTACAGAGTTTTCATTTCCAGCAAGAAGTGCTTCATCTGTAAACTGAATTGCTCTACCAATCTTAGAAACCTTTACCTTTTCTGTGTCTGTAGAAAGCTTTGCGATTGGAATATCTGCGCCCTCTTCTACATCCTCTGCCATCCCTACATACTCATATGATGGGAAAGTAAGTTCATCTCCAGCCTTTCCAACGAGAGAGTCATCTACCTCTGCAAGTGGTGCAAAACGAATACCATCAATTAACTTTTGCTCGATTTCGTCTGCAATTACCTGTGGATCAATTAAATCTGCTAATAGTGTTGTGTTGCTTGTCTTAGCCATTTTTTCTTCCTCCTATTTTTTACAAAAAAATTAGAGCGACTTTAATCGCTCATACTCTTTAGGGTTTTCACGCAATAACTTAGTTTTTTCAACCATATCCATTGCGTTGAATTGTTCCTTTGTTATGTTATTTTCACCAGTTCCAGCATTTACATCTGGTCTGGAACGTAACCATTCTGCTTTTGCACTCTTTAAAATTGAATCTGAGTGCTGTTTTTGAATAGCAGACAATGAATCCATATCTCCATCAAGTTCTGCCATAGCAGCCTTGTCAGCTAATTCAGCATCCATTCCTTGCATTAAGTATCTATCCTTTGCTTGTGTTCTTTTCTGAAAAGCTTCAAGCTGTGAAATATACTCTCTTTGCTGTTCCTCATGCTCCATTCTTTCAAGTTCTGCTCTTTGGTCTGCATTCATTTGCTCACGTTCCTTGCGCTTTCTTTCAGCTTCTGCACTACTCATTTTGTCGTTTTGTGCTTTAAGCTTTTTATTACTTGTTTCAAGTTCAGCAATTCTGTTAAGCAATTCATCCATTTTTGATGAATCTGAACCATTTGTATTTACATCTGTGTTATCATTTACATTTGGTTCATTTGTT